TGTTAATTAGTTATGTCTGCCGCGGTGGCGGAACTGGCAGACGCAAGGGACTTAAAATCCCTCGGGTAGTGATACCCGTACCGGTTCGATTCCGGTCCGCGGCACCAGATATGCGCAAACATTTTGTGTAGAGAGTGTAACTTTTATCACAGTTCCAGTAACAGTTACATTAGTTACGAGGAGGTCTATCGCACGTTTGGCGTAGTCCATATTGTTCTTCGCAAAAATTTCACTTTTAATAGTCGTCAAAAAGGCGACTATTTTTTTATTATCCAGACTTTCTACGGATTTCACAGAAGCTTCACAAATAGATTTATTGATTTCTCTCAGCTCCACCTTAATCTGGTTCAGCCGTTGGCGGTCAAACTCGTCTGCTTCGCCTTCTTCAAAAATTTTATAGATATTGTTCAATTTCTTTTCGGCAGCGGCTTTACGTTTTGCAAGAGCTTCTTGTTCTGCAGCATGTCGGGATTCTTCTTCTTGGTAGCCTTTGGCAATGGCATCGGCTATCCTGCGCATACCGGACACAGTAAAGACAACGCGCTCTAATATCTGCATTACCCAGTGCTCTAATACTTCGGCACGGATCATGCGTTGCTGACACTTTGAAGTAGGAGTCTGTTCTTTGCGCGTGCAGCCATAATAATAATAACGCTGGCGCACACGATGGCCAACCATAGCACTTCCACACTCGCCGCAGAATACTTTACCGGAAAGCAGGTAATCATGTTTGGCCGTATATTTGGCGGCGTGGCAGCGGTTGCGTTCGCGTTTTGCTTGTACGATGAAGAAGTCTTCTTTGCTGATAATTGCGGGCAGAGCGTTTTCAATAGAGATATAATCATCGGGCCTTTTTTGAGAGTGCATATTACGTTTCCCTTTGCCTTTAGGAATTTTGTTGAATGTGTACGTGCCTATGTATTTCTCATTGCCGAGAATATCATACAGACTGTTTTTGCCGAACGGCTTGCCGCCTTTAGTGGTGAAGCCTTTGCTATCCAACTCACGGCAGATTTCAGCATAACCTTTGCCTGCAAGGTATAGCTCAAAAATAAGGCGCACAGCAGCAGCTTCACTTTCATCAATAACATATTTTTTATCCACAATCTTATACCCAAGAGGTGGACAACCACCATTAAAGAGTGCCTTGTAGGCGTTCTCGTTCAGCCCCTTCTTTGTTTCTTTGGACAGGTTGCGGGAATAATAAGCGGCCATGCCAACCATAACGGTTTCCATCACCTGACCTTCGGGCGAATCGGTGTCGATAGGTTGGGCGGCGTATTCGTAGTTTATACCCAGCCGCTCGAGCTTATCTTTAAATTTGAAATAGTTTAGCTCGTTCCTAGAATTGCGGTCAATCTTATGGAAGATTATTACGTCAAATTTGTCTTCCATAGCGTCGGCCATCATTTTGTTGTAAGCGTCGCGCTTTGTTATTTCGCGGCCGCTCTTTGCTTCGTCGACGTATGTGTCAACGACAATGTAACCTTTGTTTTTTGCATACGCTTTGCAGGCGCGGAGTTGCGCGTCAATAGATTCTTCGCGCTGCATATCGCTGGAAAAGCGTGCATAGATTACTGCTCTTTGCATGGGGCAACACTCCTTTGTGAAATTTTGTTATTGTAATTTACATTTAAAGACAAAGATACGCCAACAATAAATTTTTAGTTCGTTGTCAAATGATAACGAACTATTTTTTTATGCCATAAGACGCTAAAGATTTTTTATATCTGGCATAAGCTCCGTCGAGTGTAGCGTCGCTAAAATCTTTGAAATGACAGTAAATAAAAAATCCTAAGATAGCATCATATACCGACAAAAATAAGAAAACTGTTCTAAAAAAAGAATTAAAAATAAAAAAATAAAAAGCAAGGACGACAATTTGCGATACAAGAAATTCATGAATTTTACTTGTTCTAACTGCTATGTAATGAATAAATTTAAGAACAGCAACTAGAGCGATAAATTCTTGTGTGGTTCCAATCAAACCATGATGATTACCTAAAGAAAGTGTAAAAAGAAGAGTCATACCATAGGGAGACATTTTAGTCCAAGGATCTATTTCATTATTCATCAAAGTTTTCCTCCTTCGTTTCGCTTGACTTTTGTATAAAAAACTGTTGCCAGCTTGACTTTTAAAAGTAAAGTTAGCAACAGTTTTCAGACGAAAAGTCAAGTGATTTTAGTTTTTGCTAGTGGATCGGCACCATATTTGTTATCGCCAACAGTGCCTTTTATAAAACACAAAGGCACAATAACAATCAAGTCGAGCATTGCAGACAACAAGGATGAGCCTATGGAATTAAAGAACAGAGCTAACAACCACTGAATTACACAAAACCAGCCTGAAAAATTTAAATCATGATAGCGTTTAGCCATGGCAGCTAAAGAATAAATCAAGACAAAGAAGAGAATAAGTAAGCAGAGCGTAGAAAGAATATCTGAATTAGTTGCTCCAAAAAAACCAAAACCAAATCCAAAAATAAATCCTAAAACTATACTTATTAAAAAGCGTTTAATGTATTCTTGACGGTTCATTCTGCCGACAAAACTAAATAATCCGTATGGTTTATAGGCGTAATCAAAAAGAATAGAAGCTGCGCCTAAAACGAAGGGAAGCAAAAACAAAGACCACGCCCAAAAGCTCCCGTGAATTAAAGCACTAAAATATTCGTACAACCAATAAAGCTGCATAAACAACTCTCCTTACTCCGCAAGCGCACGCGCTAACTGCAGCACTGCTTGCTGATTTTTTACGCTTAGTTTATTAAAGACATTGACGATTTCCGGGGTCTCATCTGGACCCCAACCCACGATGTACGCAGGCGATACGCCGAAGATTTTGGCTAAAATCTCTATTTTATCATATGGTATATTGAGTACCTTGCCCGTTTCATATCGTTGATATAATGGTGTCTGTATACCGGTCATTCGGCTGATCTCTGGCTGGGTCATGTGATTTTTCTGACGCAGACGCTTTAATCTATCTCCAATCAGCATCTTCACCACCTCCTTCTGTTGACACCATAATAACACTAAATGCAAATAAAATCAATTAAAATTTACAAATAGCGCAAATTTATGACACAAGATTCTGCTACAATAAAAGTGTGATTTGAAGACGCGGACCTCGTGGAAGGAGGACGCATCATGCAGGAATTGATTTTAGCTGCCATCATCAATATTGAAGACGAACATATCTTAGAAGTGATATATGCCTTCATAACCGAACTTATATCAGATGAATAGCGGTGCAGCGGTAACGAAAGTTGCCGCTTATTTTTTTGCACAAGAAAAGCCCTGAGCATTAACGCTCAGGGCTTTTTCTTTTACTCTTTTTTGTGTTCTTGATAAAGCTTGTCGACAAACTCTTCAAAAGCAGTTTTAAGTTCTGGTGGGAGTTTGAGATATTCCAGAACCAGACGTTTTGTGAAGTCATCGTCCGACTTGATAAGCCGTCCAACCTGGTGCGCCAGCTCAACATCCACATTAGTTTCCTGACGGAACATTTCGCCGCTTCCGGTACGCAACCACAATTCATTAGCATTGAAAGCATTGCAAATGTCGAGAATGGTACGATCAGGAATGTTTTTGCCTTTTTCGTATTGATTGATTGTGTTTGGGGCACGATTAATTTTTTCTGCTAAGGCTGTTTGTGTTAGTCCTAGATGTTCACGTAGCACTTTTATTCGCTCGTTTATTTCAGCCATATAATCACCTCGCTTTATTCCATTATAGCAGGATAGACAGAAAAATCAAGAAAAACCTCTAAAAAGGATAAAATAAAGTTGACAAAAGGACAATGAGAGTATATTATAGTCATAAAGGGAAAATAAAAAATCTAAAAAGGAAAATCAGAAAGGCAGGTGAAGGTGATGTATAGCTTTAATGAGCTGAGCGAAAGCCAAAAGCTGACAACGGAAGAAAAAAAGACCGCTAAACAAATTCTTGGTTTGCTTAACGGTCAGAATCAAGTAGCAGCAAAGCAGATGCTTGACTTCTGCAGCTACGTAATTGAATGTAATTCTAACGTTGCTGTTGTTTTTGAAGAAGAGCGAGCAGAAGCTTGATGTTGTTAAAGGGGAAAAAGATATTGGAAAAGGAAAAAAACGTTATTGAAATTAAGGTATGCGTTGATAGCATGGACGAGTTAAAAAAGTTTATTAAGAAAATGGAACAAGAGTATGGCGGTACCCATACTCTTGTGTACAAGGTTGATGTGTTCGATGCTAAGCGTTTTTAAAAGGGTCGTAGGGCTCAGATACGTCGATATGCTGCGGAGCATCTTCATTACGTTCCAGCATACTGATTATATCAAAATATGTTTGTACGGCACTCTGAGCAGTATCAATTTTGCCACTGTTGATGAGGGCTACAACAAAGTCTTTAGCTAATTCGCGTTTATTCATAATATCACCTCCGTTCTGTAATACCTATTATAGCACGGAGGGCGGAGTGAAGCGAAGAAAGGAGGATTTAACATGAAACTTGAGCTTAGCTATGATGAGATTTCAACCATTGTCGCTGCTCTGCTGACTAAGGTTACGACCGCAGAGAGCAATGCGCTGAAATGTGCAAAGTATGGCATGGATAAAGATGTTGAGTTTTGGCAAGAAAGAGCTGAAATCTACAAAAAGGTCTATAAGGTGGTAGTGGCTCAATTCGGACAGGCTTGCAAGGAATGCGAGCAGGCAGATGCGGCGCTGAAGGAAAGCGAGTAAAAGCCATGATGATGATGAAAACCAAAAAGGTAAAACTGTACGGCGAGAAGCTGCGCAAACTGAACACCGCTATCCACGAGCGTGACAACAACTGCTGCATTATCTGCGGTAAGTACGTGGACCCTAACGAGAAGTTCCATCATGAACCTTGCGGGGCAATGAAGAGTGATGAAATTTCCAAAGGCGTAACACTCTGTTATGACTGCCACGCTGAACGCCATTTTGGCAAAAACAGTAATGCAGTCAGAGCACAGATTAAAGAATATCTGCAAAGCATTTATAGTTAAAGGAGGGTAACACAATGATTGTTGTAACTGATAAGCAGAAAGAAACCATCAAAAAAGTGGAGGATATGGGAAAGGTTGATATTGATGGCCTGAAAGCAGCCGCCATTTTTCTGAAGGGCCTGCAAACGGCGATGATTATTCTTGCGGAAGACAAGCAGGAAAACAAAACGGCATAAGGGGCGAAGTGTTATGAACAGACCTGAAGACTACACCATTGTAGTCGAAAACGAAGGCGAACTGAGCGACTACGCAGTGAATATGTTTGCAAAGTGGGCCTTGGAAATCGGGCGCAAGCAGGGCTTGTGCGATAAAGAGGGTGAAAAGAAATGTGTAAAGCAAAGCGCATGACGTGTGCTGAACTGGAAGATAAGATTATTGACCATGCGAAGCGTTGCAAAAAATACAAGCCTAACGCAGCAATCAGAGAGCATGAAGCCAGTATGGAATACGAGCGCCTGATGCGTGAACGCCGGGCACAGTTGGCACGTGAAGCTGATGAAAGAATGAAGGCCAGCACTGCCTATGCACTGCGCTTCATCTTTAAGGAGAGATATAAAAATGGCCAATGAAAAAACTGTTGTCTGGTATCGTCCGGGCAAACCGGTGAAGGCCGTGCGTGTTGAGCTTAGTTTGGCCAATATGCAGAAGCTGGTGGGCGGTAAGATACAGATCGTACCGCTGGAACCTAAAGGCAACAGCCCGGAATATACGCTGATATGCAACGAAGACGGCAAGAACAAATATCATAATGATGCCTTGTTCCCTCTGCTGAACAATAATGGCAATATCGTAGACGTTATATTCGGTCCCTGCTTTATCGCTGGTAAGCTGATGAACGATGAGGACGGCGAAGAAACATTTATCGACCTGCTGCGTGAAGACTATCTGAGAATAGTCCGCCGCTTTGGGAAAGGAGCTGTGAAGAATGAGAAGAAGGAAACTGCGGAAACTGAGGCTGCTGACCTTAGGCAGCTTACTGCTTGCCGTAATATGCTTGCTAGATTACGGGCCCGGAAGAATGGTAAGTGCAGCTTATCAGATGGTTAAAGGCCCAGAATTAACTGAGATTGTTGTACCTTACCATGTATTGAGAGAAGGAGACACTTTGGAAGGAATCTGCTGCAGATTAAAAGATGAATACGGCGATAAGCGCGACTGGCGCGAAATTGCTTTTCGTGTCTGCAAGGATAACAACAAGAAAGACGGCTGGGTATATCTCGGGGAAAAAATCAATGTGCGCCTGCATGTCCCGGTCGAAACAAAATAAAAAGCCGCCTGCATAAAGCGCAGACGGCATGGGATGTATGAAAGTTACCAGCATCCATACATCCCTATTTTAGCATATAAGAGTGATGAGAACAAGGAGGCAAAAAAATGGATTATGACATCAAATTTGTTGAATACAAAGGCGGCAATATCAAGGTAAGCTATACCGTCACTCTGCTTAACTCACATGAGGAAGCGGGTATGATCAGCCGCATTGACAAACCGCATGAAGATTTCATGCGTGCCTGGATGGAGCTGCCAGAAATAGCACGTAGACTGTTGGAGTTTCCGCTGGCCAACGAAGACGGCGAAGAGCTTGGCATTATGGTTACCAAGGTAAACTTTCTGACAAGCAAAAACTTTGGCAGAGGCATGCAGCTGGTGGCGCTGCTGCTGGGCTTCAAGAACTGCAAGCAGCCGTTGCAGGTAGTGACACAAAAGTTTTATGAGAATGCTGTAGATCATAGCAAGAGATACACGGACGAACCGTTCCCTTTGCAGCAGTTAACGCCTCGAGAAGCTGACGTTATGTTCCTCATAAAGAAGGAAGCTTTTAACTATGCATATCACTGCAAGCGTGAACAGCCAACAATAGATGAGGCGCAGGACGCCTACGAGAATGGCGGTTATCCCGACGAAGAAGAATAAAAGGAGTTGAATGAAAATGGCTGTAGTAAATATGCCGGTAGAATGTCTTGTCCCACATCCGCAGAACCCAAGAAAAGACCTGGGCGATCTGGAAGAATTGACAGCGAGCATTAAAGAGAATGGCATCTACCAGAACCTTACCGTAATCCCGGTCAACGAAGCTGTACCGGGTGAAGAACCCAAATATATGGTGGTTATTGGCCACCGTCGCCTGGAAGCTGCGAAACGCGCCGGGCTGCAGGAAGTGCCGTGTGCTATCGTAAGAGATTTGTCGGAAACGCAGCAGCTGCAGATTATGCTGCTGGAGAATATGCAGCGTAGCGACCTGACGGTTTATGAGCAGGCTCAAGGCTTCCAGCAGCTTCTGGATTTTGGTATGGATATCGAAGATATCTCACAGCAGAGCGGCTTCAGTAAAAGCACTATCAGACGGCGCTTGGAAATCGCTAAGCTGGACCAGAACAAGCTGAAGGAGCTAAGCTCTACCCGCCAGCTTAGCCTGAAAGAGTTTGACGCGCTGGCAAAAATCAAAAACATGGAAGCCAGAAACGAAGCAATGGAGAAGATTGGCACAAATGATTTTGCTTTGGCGGTAAAGCGTGCTATGGATAAAGAAAAGCTTGAAGCTGCTATGCCGGCGTTCCTGGCAGATATGGAACGTCTTGGCATCAAGGAATTTCCGAATAGTGCCAATAAATACAGCAGCAAATATAGACGCATTGGCAGTTTGGACCTCTATGAGTATGAGGTAACAAAAGATAAAATTCCCAAGAAAACAGCTGGGGTGTATTATGAGGCCAGCTATCCGAGAAACGTAGAGTTTTACGTCAAGGAAACAAAAAAAGGTAAGGTTAAAGAAAAAAGTGCCAAGGAGAATGAAAAAGAAAAACGTATCAAGGAAGCATGGTTTAAAGTCGATGCTATGGCTGCAACACATTATGAGCTGCGCAAAACATTTATGGAAAATTTTAAAGCTACCACTAAACAGCATGAGCTCGTGCTGATGGGAGCCTATAGCGTGGCGGTATTGCAGGGAGTTGCGTACATAGGATTGGGCAGCATAAACAAAGAAGCTGGGATAGATAACAAATACTTCGATCCCAAGCAAGACGAGAAAGCAGTCAAGCTGGCCTTCGATGGTTACTTTGATATCCAGCAATGCGCAAAGGTTATCTACAAATTGTTCGGTGACAGTGAAAAAGAAGATTATGCCGACAATAGCCGCTTTGGATATCCTACATACAAAATCAATCCAAGACTTGAGGCGCTGTATCATTGGCTCGTTGCTCTTGACTATCAGATGAGCAACGAAGAAAAGCTTCTGGCAACTGGCCAGCATGAAGTATTTCAGCAGATTAAAGGAGCTTAAAAATAGACACGGCAATAGATGAATTTACAATCAACCTGGCCATTACAATTATCGTTATGGTATGCGCATTGGCGCTGGTAGGAGGAAAAAACGATGAACTATAAAGAAAGAACAATTATGGACTGCGTAAACAGAGCGCAGCTGGCCATCAATGACTGGCAGTGCAGCGGCGAGATTTATTATCTGGAGCAGGCAAGGGCAGAGCTCACCAAAGCAATAGACACGGCAGACTTTCTGAGTATGCCTGCTTGCTATATTGCTGATGTACTCTGGGACTCCGATAATGGTTGCATGTGCGATACTCCCGAAGAAGCACTTGATGAAGCGCTGGAGTACTGCGACTTGAATGCAGGAGACACTGTGGATGTACTCATTTGCAAAGAAGCAAGCTGGCAGCCACGTATTGATGTTGAAGACCTTATGGATAACTTTGTTGACCAAGCGGATGATGAAGGCGGAGAATACTCCGAAAGATATATTGATACGTTGACTGGTGAAGGCATGGCTGTTGAAAGAGAAAATCTTGAAGACAGGCTTAATAAAACGCTGTGTGACTGGCTGAAACAGAACAAAATCAAACCTGATTGGGTAGTTGTAGATGGTATGGAAGGTCGCTATTTTTACGATGGCCATGAATTCTCCCGCGTTAAGGGTAAAGTGAAATGAGTCAGCAGCGCAAAATGGAACGCAGGAAGCAGAAGAAGCTGCATCTGCTGGGCGGCGAAGAGCGCCTGCAGGTAAAGGCCGGAGACAATGAGCCTTTTGGTATCAGCAAAGCCGGCTATAATGCTATCTACCAGGCTGGCTATGAAGCAGGTATGCAGGCAGAACGCGATAAGATGATACCGTATTATGTCAAATACTTCACTCACCAGATACTGGCGGTCTGCTGCAAGATACTAATGGAGAACTATGGAGAAATCCATGTACGCAATACAAGGCTGGAGAAATTCACGGAGCTTTATGGCCGTGGCCTTGAGATGCTGGGCGAAGACAAAAGCACCGAACAATATCTTGAGTACATCGAACAATATGGAATGCACATCAATTGGAAGGAGCCGGTGACGTGAACGCAAATCAGAAGCTATGCTGCCTGGAAATAGACTATATCGTATATCGCCTGCTGACTACCAGAAGAATCCGGTATGCTCAGCATCTGGCCTGCACGAGAAAAAGAAAGCTCAGAAGCTACCTGAGCAAACACAGAAGCCTGCGTGATAAGTGCTTCTTGGAAGCACGGAAGCTGCCGCGTTTCTGCAAGACAAAAAATAACTATATATAATAGTAGAAAATGGGCAGGTGAAATACCTGCCCAAAGCTTGATAAAGCATATTAGTTGAGTGGCATATCAGTGCCGGAAAAAATAACAGCCAAAATAACTTGGGCAGAATGGAGCGGAAGAATGTATGTAAAACGGACATGGAGATGTGGCAAATGCATCGAAGTAGAAAAATACCAGACCTTCCGCTACAAGGGAAAGATGACAGTACGCGCTCCGCAAAGCAATCCTACTCCGGAAGCTATGGCCAAGGTAAACGAGCGCAACAGCTACAAGAATCTTCGCCGTCTGCTTAATACTAATTTTGGCAAAGGCGACCTGCATTGTGTATTGACCTATGCTCCGGATAAAAGAGCAACCAGTCCGCAGCAGGCAAAAAAAGATATCCAGAAATACTGCCGCAACGTGAAACAGAAATGCAAGCGTCGCGGTTTAAATTTCAGATATGTGGCTGTAGCAGAATATGGCCAGCGCTCTATGCATTTCCATATCGTTATCCATAGCGGACTTAGCCTGCAGGAGCTTGGCGACGTATGGCCGCATGGACGTATCCATGCTACGGAGCTGGACGGCAGCGGAGATTATGACAGGCTGGCCAGCTATCTTATCAAGCAGACCAACAAGACCTACAACGATCCGGAACGCAGAGTGTTTGCCAGACGTTATGTTACGAGCCGTAACCTTGAGCAGCCTGAGTGTAAGATTGAGAAAGTCAAGGCTGACAGCTGGCGTGAGACGCCGTCTGCACCTAAAGGCTTTTATGTGCTGCAGGATACTATCGTCCAGGACGTCAGCGAGATTACCGGATATCCGTATCAGTATTACCGTTGCCTGGCACTAGGTGGCGGGAAACCATTGAAAACAAAAAGACTACGCAGGTAGGCGTTTATATCAGCGGCGGAATCTGCCTCGGTAGTTATATACAAGCAAAAAAACGGACAGGCGCAAGAAGAAGTATATCCGCTGCTGCTATAAGCACGGAAAGGGGGAATAAGATTGCTGGTAAAGCACTGGCAGCGCGTCGCAGAGACACGCTTTAAGTATCACAAAAAAATTCAGATGGCCGTGGATGAAGCACGTGCCTGCAGGCATCCGCATGGGCTGAAGGACAAGCTGAAGCCTAATCCTACCCAGCAGGACGCACTCAAGGGAATACTGCCGCTGAAAAAGGTTAGCGTATACATTGGCCGCCGAAGCTATGAGCTTGTCATTGAGCAGCCGGAGGAGTGGCTGGCGGTGATAAGGGAGACGTATGCCTTATACAAAGACTCTCCTATTGGCCACGTCATGCACAAATACTATGACAATTACGAGAACAGGCACGTCCAGCCGGAGGTTATCAGCGGGCTGCAGGGAGTGAGCCGTCAGACGTTCTACGCCTGGCGCAATGAGTTTTTAAGTGACGCTGCAATAATAGCAGCGCAGCATGGAATAAAAAAATTTTAAGCATTGCCGTTTTGTACTTTACAAATCGGCACTTTTGACGTGGTAAAATAGTATTGTGCAAAATAGCAAGTAAAAACAAAGGCCCTGACGGAGCGTTCTGTCGGGGCTGTTTTTATGTCAAAAAACAAAGGAGGTGAAGGCACTATGGCAGAGGTAAAAAAAGCAGTCAAAAAAGCTGTTAAAAATTCCGGTAAAAAATCCACCCTGAAAGCGGGTAAAAAAACCACGTCGGAAACACTCAGTCCGGCGCAGGAGAAATTCTGCCTGGAATACCGCAAGCATGCGGGTAACGGCACTGCTGCAGCCATAGCTGCCGGGTACAGTGAGAGGACCGCCGCGCAGCAGGCTACAAGGCTGTTAAAAAATGTTAACATTCTGAAGCACATAAAAGAGCTGGCAGATGACGCTATCAGAAAGCAGATTATCGGGCTGGATAAACGTGCTCTGGTGCTCAGTAAAATTGCTGAAGATGACGCTGCTGATGTGCAGGCCAGAATCAGGGCGATTGACGTTCTGAACAAAATGGATGGAGTGTATGTTTTCAAGACCGAGGTTAAGATTAGCGGCAATGTCAATGTGCTGCTGAAAAGGCGAAAGAAGGAGTAATGGACCATGAAACCACAAATAAGCCAGGAAGACTACGATGCTTTAGTAGGCTATCTTGCTGAGTGCCAGCATGATCCAGAGCTTTTCGTGAAGCTTTCTTTTCCATGGGGCGAACCTGATACTCCGTTGGAGAATAAGAAAGGGCCGGAACAGTGGCAGCTTGACATACTACGTGAAATCAAGGACGAAGTAAAAACTGCTGATGTTGCCATCCGTGAAGCAGTAGCCAGTGGTCACGGCATTGGTAAGTCGGCGCTGGTGAGCTGGCTCATTCTTTGGGCGCTGGGTACTTGCTCTGATACGCGCGGCGTTGTTACCGCTAACACGGAAGCGCAGCTTCGCACTAAAACATGGGCAGAGCTTAACAAATGGTACAACATGTGGATAGCTAAACCGTTGTTTGACTACACTGCGACAAGCATTTTCTGCAACGCTGACGGTAACGAAAAGACTTGGCGTATAGATGCAATTCCGTGGAGTGAAACAAATTCTGAAGCGTTTGCTGGCCTGCATAATCAGGGCAACAGAATTTTGATTATCTTTGACGAAGCATCAGCGATACATGACACCATCTGGGAAGTTACGGAAGGTGCCCTGACTGACGCGGATACGGAAATTATCTGGTGCTGCTTTGGTAACCCGACACGTTCCAGCGGCCGCTTTTATGATTGCTTTCACAAGCACAGAAATTATTGGCATACTCGCAGAGTAGATAGCCGCAGCGTAAGCTTTTCTGATAAAAAGCAGATTGAAGCGTGGCGCGAAATTTACGGCGAGGACAGCGACTTCTTCAAGGTCCGTGTGCGTGGTGAGTTCCCGTCAGCCAGCGATAAGCAGTATATCTCTCAGGCCATCGTGGATGAAGCACGTCATAGAGTGCTCAAGCCGTATCAATATAATTTTGCTCCGGTTATTATTGGCGTAGACCCTGCGTGGACCGGTGCAGATAAAATCTGCGCATACCTCAGGCAAGGCAATTACAGTAAGCTGCTCTTTGAGTATCCTAAAAACGATAATGACCTGCAGCTTGCGGGCAAGATAGCGGCGCTGGAGGATGAATACCATGCTGATGCAGTCTTTATCGACCTTGGCTATGGCACCGGCATTAAGAGTGCAGGCGATGCTTGGGGAAGAAATTGGACGTTGGTATCGTTCGGCGGCACAAAAGGCATACCGCCTAACTGTGTAAACAAGCGCGCTGCGATGTGGCAGGATATGCGGCGCTGGCTTATGGAGGGTGGAGCAATATCACCTGATGACAACGTGCTGGCTGATGACCTCGTAGGACCGGAGCTTGCTCCGCGTGATGATGGCAGAGTGCAGCTGGAGAGCAAGGAGAGTATGAAAAAGCGCGGGCTTCCGTCTCCGAACAGGGCAGATGCATTGGCGCTGACCTTTGCTTTTCCGGTGCTGAGCAGAAAACAGGAACATGAATACGCCTGGAGCGTCGATAATGGCGCGCAGGAAGAATATGATCCGTTTCATGGAATGTGGTAGGAGGTGAGACCATGGAAGAAATCATTATGCAGCTGCATGGCGGCGGTGGTGGTGGCGGCGGAACACAGATTAAGCAGAACGCACCCGGAAGCCAGAGCGCCGCAACTATTGACAGCGCAACCGAAGGACAGCGCGAATCGCTGCGCGAGAAGCTGGGCAAGGCAAGAGGCCGCAACTTTACCAACAAGACCGGCGGCAGCATGGTAGATACAATCAAGAAAGCATTGCTGGGTGAATAGCAATGTTTGAAGAAATCTATCGTGACACAAAGCTGCTGAAGGATAAGCGCTTCGTTCTGGAGCAGATGTACCAGCGGCGCACTTCGTTTGAACCGACGTGGCAACTTCTGTCCCGGTATATCGTTCCGTATCGAGGGCGTTTCCATGAGCGTGGCGGCAGCATTGATGGAGAGCGACGAGACCTCTATCTTATCGACCCTTATCCGATGGATGCTGCAGGCAAGTGCGCTGCTGGCCTGCAGAGCGGATTGACATCTCCGAGCCGTCCGTGGTTTGAGCTGTCTTTGGCCGACCAGGAAAAGGCTGAATATCATCCGGTGCGTCAATGGCTGGATGATGTGCGTGACGTCATGATGGCCATATATGCACGTGGCAATACATACGCTATGCTGTACGATATCGAGGCTGAGCTTTGCCAATTTGGCACGGCGGCGGCGCTGATGATGCAGGACTATGATACCGCTCTCTGGCACCGCAGCTACACCTGCGGCGAATATGCAGGCGGTGTGGATGCAAGAGGCAGGCTTTATTCCTTTGGCAGGCGTTTTGAATTGACCGCTCCACAAATGGTAGTGGAATTTGGCATTGATAACGTGAGCGTGGCCGTAAAGACCGCGTACAACAACAATGACCATACACAGCGCTTTGAGGTTGAAATGCTCATCGTCAAAAACAATGAGTATAAGCCTGAGCTATTAAAGCCCGGTAACTTCCCTTGGCAGAGCTTTTATTGGGAGCGTGGCAATCAGCAGCAGTTCCTGCGTATCAGCGGTTACAAGGAGCAGCCTTTTATTATGCCGCGTTGGACTAAGGTGGCCAACTGCGAATATGGTTATGGTCCTGGGCATAATGCCTTGGGTAACTGTATGCAGCTGCAGCGTATTGAAAAAGCAAAGCTCCGCTGCATGGATAACGAGGCTGACCCGGCTATGATGTTCCCAGCAAGCTTGAAGAAAGTCAACCGCCAGCCAGGTGCGAATAACTTTATCCCCGATGGTACACAGATGAATGCTTATCCGATGATACCGCCGGGAGCAAAGCGTTACGAAGGCATGATAGCCTTGAGCAATGATAAACGCCAGCAGATAAGCGCTACGTTCTATAATGACCTTATGGTAATGCTGACGCAGGCGCAGAACAATCCGCAGATGACCGCCAAGGAAGTCGCAGAACGTCACGAGGAGAAAATACTTATGCTGGGGCCGGTGCTGGAGCAGTTCCATAATGAGGTTCTGGACCCGCTGACCTTGCGTACGTTTGGGCTCTGTATGCGCAACGAGCTTTTCCCGCCTATGCCGGAAGAGATTACTGCAGACGAGCTGAAGGTTAATTTCGTGAGCCTCTTGGCGCAGGCGCAGAAGATGGTAAGTCTGCCGAGTGTACAGAATGTACTTGGTATGGTGGGCAACGTAGCAGGTATCTATCCTGAAGCTGCTGACATTATCAACATTGACAACGTAATCCGTGAGGTTGGCGTTATTAGCGGTACGCCTGAGAAAATCATGCGCAGCGAAGATGAGGTGCAGCAGCTCAGAGAGCAACGCCAGCAGGCACAGGAAGCACAGATGCAACAGGCGCAGATGGCACAGGGCGCAGAAGCGGCCAAGACCGGTGCGGAAGCTGCAAGGCTTTTGAGTGAGGTACCATCCAATACGGATAATGCTCTGGATGATATGCTGAGCAGAATGGGGATGAGCTGATGGAAAAGCAAAGATTTGCTGAACTGCTCGTAAACGTCATGCAGACGCAGACGGGCAGGGAATTTATTTATGAGCTGCTTGACACAATGGAAGTGCATGTTCCCAACTATGTTGTCGGGCAGCAAAGTGTCATGGGGTATGAGATTGGCCGGCGTAGTGTCGGCGAAGAACTGCTCCGTATGCTGAGAGATGATACTGAGGAAGGACTGCAGCTGGAGCTGCTGATGCGGCAGGAAGCGCGGGACCGTCCCAAAGAAAAACGAAAAGATGAATTCTATGACCAATTTGAAGGAGGTAATGTATAATGCGAAAGAGATGGATGTTCTTTCTGGCTCCTGACGGCGGTGATGCTGGCGGTGGTGAAGGTGGAGCTGGCGGTGAAGGCGGTGCTGCAGGTGGCGGCAAAAGTATCTTTGATAACCCTGACGGCGGCAATCCTCCTGGTGATGGCAGCGGCAACCCTGCTGGTGATGGCGGAGGCGCTGGCGAAGTGCCGGAAAACTATGAGTTTAACCTGGGCGAAGGCCTTACAATCACCGATGAACAGAAAACAGCATTTACCGCCATAGCTAAGGATGCAAAGCTTTCGCAGGCACAGGCTGACAGCCTGCTGAAAATGCACAGCGAGATTATCAACGGCTATATGCATGCTGCAGAAGATGCCGTTGAAAAAAATATCGCTGAATGTCAGAAGCTGGGGCTGACCAGTCAGGAAAACCTTGGCTTTGCCAGAACTGCTGTAAATACTTTTGGCGGCAGTGAGGCGATGCAGGTATTGATTGATACCGGTGCTATCAATCATCCTGCTGTCTGCAAGCTCTTTGTAACTATCGGACAGCTTATCAGCGAAGATAAACCGGCAGATACTCATGTCGGCGGTGGCAAGGGAACCCCGCGGGCAGAAGATATCCTCTTCCCTAACAGCAAATACTAAAGGAGTGAATTAAATGGCACAAACCGGACTTTATAACAACACCGGCCTGGCAACTATGTATGATATTGCACAGCAGTATCGCTCTGCAGGTAATGAAGCAGCGGCGCAGGTCGTAGAGCTGCAGGCTAAAACCAACCGTCTCTGGGAAGTATTCCCAATGAGAACCTGCAACAGCGGCAGCGTTGAAAAAGCGCTTATCAGAACCAGTCTGCCGGATGTAGCATGGCGTATTATTAACCGTGGCGTAGCACCTACTAAATCCAGCACTGGCCAGGCAAGCTTTACTACCGGCGGTGTTGAGGCCATTGCACAGATTGATGAGCGACTGATGAAGCTCAACAAGAACAGCAATACCTATCGACTTAATGAAAACTACGCACATCAGGAAGCTATGAGCCAGAAGATGTCTACTACCTTCTTCTATGGTGATGAACAAATCAACCCTGCAGGCTTTACCGGCCTTGGCGCTTTTTACTATGATAAGGCTGGGCAGGACGAAATCTACGCTAATCAGATTGTTGATGCTGGCGGTACCGGTAATAATCTTACCTCTCTTTGGGTAGTTACCTTTGCGCCTGATACTGTTTACGGCATCACTCCTGAGGGCGTGGCTGGCGGTTACAGCTATCGTGACAACGGACGTGTTAAAGTGAGAGATGAGAACAACCTTGAATACTGGGGTTATGAATCTCAATACAACTGGGACGTAGGCCTCTGCGTACGTGACCCGCGCTATGTAGCACGTCTGGCCAACATTGATACTACCAATACCAGCAGCACTGACTTCATCGACAAACTGATTGAAGTATATGACTGCATTGAAAATCCTGACCATGGCCGTACTGTTATCCTCTGTAACCGTAAGGTGCAGACCATGATCAATATCATTGCGCAGAAGAAAAATAATGTTAACCTTTCTCTGGAAGACTTTGGCGGTAAGCGTATCCAGCATTTCTGGGGCTCTCCCATCCTGCGCAACGATGCTATCCTGAGCACTGAATCTAAAGTGCCGGTAGAATAAGGAGGTAAGAATATGGCTGTAATGATTGATGCAAAGCTTATTCTTTGTGAAAATGTCGATACTGCAGCGACTGTCACCAGTAAGGCGCTTGATATCGGCCGCAACAAATCTTTGAGACCGCTCTATGTTGATGTTAAACTGACTAAGGGCGTAACTGCCGGCCGCGTAAAAAGCGTAGAGCTGCAGTCCAGCGCTGACGAAAGCTTCTCTGCGCCGATAACTGAGATGGTGGTGACTATCGGCAAAACCGCTGAGCAGCAGAAGCACGCCTGCCAGCTGGCGCAATTCTTCGCGTCTATCCAACCGCAGGGCCGTTATGTCCGCGTAAAAATCACCGGTGATACTACCGTTCCGGCAGGTGGCAAGATTTGGGCATATCTGTCCCCAGATATTCAGGTACCGGTATGAGATACAAAGTAATCCGCACCTGCTATTGGCAACACAGACTTTGGGAAAAGGGCGAAAAGGTGGAGCTGGAGGGGAATGTACCGGAGCATTTCAAACCGCTCTATGATCCAGCCGAAAGATTGTCCCTAAACAAAAATGCTGAAGAACCTTCGGACGAAGAACCTTCGGACGAAACGTCTGGTAGCATGGAAAACCCGGATATCATGCCTTCTTCTTTGGAAGATATGAATGTTGGCCAACTGCAGAAGCTGGCGCGTGCAAACGGCCTGGAGCCGCCGAAGAATGCAAAAAAACAAGAACTGATTTCCGCTCTGCGCGGAGAATAACATCGGGCCGGAGCTTATTCCGGCCTTTTGTTTTTTAGGAGGAAAACATGAACAACATAGAAATCTGCAACCTTGCGCTTGGCCGTATCGGCGTAGACGAAATCAACCGCATGGATGAGGCAAGCCAGCCTGCAAGAATCTGTACACGCTATTTCAATTTTACCCGTCAGAATGTATTGCGCCGCTTTCCTTGGACGTTCGCAACGAAACGTGTGCAGCTGGCGCTGCTTAATGAAACGGCACCTGATTATAAATACGTCTATCAATATCCTTCTGATGCTCTGGCCATACGCCTTATGTACAATGACAGCTTTGTTGGCCTGCCTAAAGATAACTACTTCCGCATTATGAACGGCAACGGCGGACGCAAGATATACAGTAATATCTCTAACGCCTATGTGGAATATACTGCAGACGTAAAGGACAGCGAAACATTCGACAGCCAATTCATTGAAGCCTTCAGCTGGAAGCTGGCGGCGGAGATGGCGTTCGCTTTGACCGGTAATATTAACCTTGCGACAAATGCTATCCAGGCATACAATGCTTACTTTACGGAAGCGGCTGGCGAGGATGCTGCAGAAGACAATCAGGAAGAAGCTGTACAGGACAGACTGGCCAACGCCAGATGGGAGGGCTGACCATGGGACTGTATCAACTGAAGCCCAGCTTTGCCGGCGGTGAATTGTCGGACAGCATGTACGGCCGCGTCGATATCAACAAATATGATAGCGGCGCTGCCACGTTGAAAAACTTTACGGTGCAGCGTTATGGTGGCGTGCGTAACCGCAACGGCTTCCGGCATATTGGCGTAACCTATGGAGGTAAGCGTGCCTTCTATATCCCCTTTCTGTATAACGCCAATGAAACCTATATCATAGAAGTCACTGCAGGGCATTGCCGTTTTCTGCACAACGGCCAATATATTGTAGAGGATAACGGAGAGCCTTATACAATAAGCAACAATCTTAATGCAGCCGACCTGCAGGGAATCTGCAAAATAAAATACACGCAGAGTGCTGACGTGCTTTTTATCGTACATCCTGACCATTATCCTATGACGCTTACACGCTACAGTACATACGACTGGCGCTGGGAACAGATGCCGATAACAGGTGGCCCGTTTGAGGACAGCAATGGCAGCACTGCAACGGAGGATGAGCAGGTAACGCAATTATACCGTTATGGTCCTGGAGCCTACGAGCTAACTCTTCCGGATACTGTAACTAACATTTCAGTGGAATTGGCTGGCGCTGGCGGCGGTGGTGGTGGAGCTGCCATCGCAGGAACATACACGGCTCCCGGAGGCGATGGCGGCACAGGTGAATACATTCGCTTTTCAACTGATGTTCAGCCTGGGCAAAAGCATAAGCTTGAGGTTGGTGCTGGCGGCACAGGCGGAAACGGTAAACAGAAGGAGTCGCTTGGAAAATACCAGAGCGTCAAAGGAGAGAATGGCGGGGCCGGTGGCAATACTATTGCGTTTGGCAGAACTGTTAAAGGCGGAGAAGGAGGAACAGGTGGTAGCGTTTCTTACCGTTCAAGAATTACACCAGGCAGCAAAGGAGCGAGCTACAGCGGTGGTGCTGCCGGTGGCATAAAGGGAACAGATGCTGCCAACATCAACGGCAAAAGCGGCGGTGATGGGTATTGCAATATCCGCTTCCGCTATGGCAGCAAGGCGGCGAAGATAACTGCTAGTGCAACCGAAGGTGAAGTCACATTAACAGCGGATAAGGATATCTTTGAGAAAGACAACATTGGCAGCCTTATTGAGCTGACTCATTATAAAAAAAGCGAATACAAAAAAGGTGTGCCCGATGCAACAGACGCGCTGCTAGTAAGCTGCCTGCCGGGCTCTAGCGTCTATGTAGAGAGCTTCGGCTTCTGGAAGGGAAACTTCTCGCTGGAAAAATATAACGAGAACAGCTCTATGTGGGAGCTTGTAAGGACGCAGGACGGCAATCACAGCCAGAACTACAACTTTACCGAAAAGAACGAAGAGGAATACATCGTCAGGTACAGGGTAACCTCAACAGAATTTGATACTACCATCTGGAGCGGCGAGAATGAGAAGCAGACCGGTTACGTAACTTTGCAGAGCTTCGGCAATGATTATAGCGGTATTATAAAAATCACTGAGTACATCAGCGGCAAAAAGGTTAAAGGCAAGGTATTGCGTACTATTGGCAGTACAGACGCTACGCAGATCTGGGCTTTTTCTCCATGGAGCAGGAGCAAGGGCTATCCATCTGCAGCAGGCTTTTTTGAGGACCGCCTGGTATTTGCCGGCAGTACAAGATATCCGCAGACGTTCTGGAGCAGTAAAGTAGGAGATTATTATAATTTCGGCACATCCACACCGGTGGTAGACGATGATGCGGTAACGGCAACTCTTAACGGTGGCCAGATGAACGGCATCAAAGCCATGGTAGCCTTTGGAGAATTGATTCTGCTGACAAGCGGCGGTGAATATAAGGTAAGTGGTGGCCAAGGCAAAGCGCTGACACCTAGCAATACTTTAAGCCAAGCGCAGGAATACCGCGGCATATCTGACGTGTTGCCGGTAACGGTAGGCAGCAGAATTGTTTTTGCACAGCAGCAGGGCAACATCATCCGTGACCTGGCATACAGCTATGAGGCTGATAAATACACCGGCGATGACCTCAACCTACTATGCTCTCATCTCTTCGATGGCCACAAAGTAGTAGCTATGACCTACCAGCAGACTCCGGACAGCATCATATGGTTTGTCCGTGACGATGGCCTGCTCTTGGGACTGACCTATATCAAGGAGCAGGATATCTACGCATGGCATAAGCACAGCATTAAGAACGCACGCTTTGTCAATGTCTGCTGCATCCCTGGCGGAGAATGTGATGAGCTTTACGCCGTCATAGAACGTAACGGCCAATACGAGAACGTTATGCTGGAAAAGAGGAACGATAACGATGTGCCGGAAGAACAGATTTATGTTGATGACGGCATAACCGTACGTGGCAGCGATATAAAAGAGGTAACAGGCCTGACGTGGCTGGAGGGTGAAACCGTGGCCATACTGGCTGACGGAAACGCGCTGCCGCAGCAGAAGGTGGAAGGCGGTAAAGTTACGCTGAGCGAAAAGCATGGCTACAGTGTTGTGCATGTAGGACTGCCTATTGATGCAGTCATAAAGACACTGCCGATAGAATTCCAAATGCAGGACGGCAGCTCCATTAGCCGCAAGAAGCGCATAGGTAATCTTTCCGTCCTCTTTAAAAACACGCGTGGCGGACTGTATGGCCTGAGCGAGGAAAAGCTCGACGAAATCAAATGGCGCGATACCGAAGCATATGGACAGCCTACAAAACTTTTCACCGGTAAGAAAAAAATCGTCCTGCCTGCTGCAGGCTGGGACGAAACGCAGCAGCTTATCATTAAGCAGGATGCGCCGCTGCCGATGACGGTATTGGCCATTGTGCCGGAGATTGTGCCGGGAGGATAATATGGCGGAATATACTTTTGGTCGTCCGTCGGATGGAGATATTGAATACGTGGCTGCACATCTGCGGCAGGACAACAGGCAGGAGCTGGCGGCGCTGTATGGTGCTGGGCATGAGCTGGATGTTTTAAAAAGAAGCGTCAGATATAGCGAACTGATTGGCTGTTTTTATATTGACGGCGTACCTGCAGCTATCTATGGAGTAAGAAGCCCTGCTGCAATATGCTCTGTAAAGTGCGTTTGGGTACTCATGACCGACGAAACATTGAAGCATAGGTTAGTAGTAGGGCGATATACCAAACGCTTTCTGAGGGCGATCGTGGCGGCCTATGGGCCTATGTCCAATAAGGTTAATGCTGGAAACGCAGAAATCCTGCGCTGGCTCAGATGGCTTGGCGCTGAGATATCGGAACCGGTACAATGCGGAATCTACAATCTGCCGCACAGGGAATTTTATTTTGACGAAAGAATTTTAAAGGAGGGATAGCATGGGCGTAGGAGTAATGATTGGTGCAACTCTCTTGGGCGGTTATCTGCAGGGGCGCGCAGCACGTCAGCAGGCCAACGCACAGGCGGCGCAGGCGCAGGCAAATGCTGATATCGCCTATAACAATGCGCAGAAGCTGCAGGAGCAGGCCGAGAAGCAGGCGCAGAACAATGAAATCAACGAGGAAAACAAACGCCGCAGGCTGCTGCAGCTGCAGGGGCAGCAGAGAGCAAACATCGGCGCGGCCGGAATCACGGCAAGCGGCAGTGCATTGGCGGCAATGGCAGACAGCCAGTTTAACCAGGAGCAGGAGCTTGCCTTTGAAAGATACAACGCGCGTCAGCAGGTAGATAATATCTTCCAGCAGAGTACGGACAATGTGAACCAGGGCGATATCTATGCGTCGAGCGCCAGGGCATACCGTAAGGCAGGCAAGCGTGCTATGATGAACAGCATGCTGCAGGCAGGGCTGAGCGTAGCGTCTAACCTTTATTCGGCCAAAAGCGTAGGAGCGTTGAAAAGCTCAGCCGGCAAAAGTGCCGGCATTGGCCTGAAAGACTATAAGGTTCCCGGTTATACAGAGATGAAAGGACTGCCGGCGCATACCGGTAGCGGTATCTCAAGCTATAGTAATGATGGCTGGGCAAAAGCAAAGTGGTAAAAATGTCATTTTGTACTTTACAAATCGGCATGAAAGCCGTGGTAAAATGATAGTGCGGAAGGGAAGCCATTCTCCCATTTTCATCATACTCTATAAAAATTAGCAACGTGGAAAGCATCTGAGGTCAAACCTTGGGTGCTTTTTGCGTATATAGGAAAGGAGCAGAATATGGCAGTAATTGATGTTTACGAGAACCAGGCAAAGCTCGGTACGCCTGCAAGCCAGACGAGCGGTGTGCATCCTGATATGGGCGGGCAGATGGCGCTGGCAAGGGCAAATGCAAATCTTACCAATACGATGGTCGAGGGAGGACGGAAGCTCTATGAGCAGATAGCCATTGCCGACGTGATGAAGGCCAACAATGATTACAATATGCAGATGAGCAGGCTGCAGAATGAGCTGCTGCAGAACAAGGAAGAAAATGCCAGGGATAACCTTACCAAGTACGAGGAAGGGCGCAAGAAGATTATCAATGGCATTATGCAAAAAGGACCGTCGACGTTGCGTGGCGTTCTGGGAAGCAAGGCCTTTTACAATACCATTGAGCGTGACTGGACCGGCCAGCGTGCCCAGATGGAACGTTATACTATGGGGGAGATGGAGAAGTACCAGGATACGCAGCTGAACTTACAGGCAGAAAACAGCATAAAAAACATAGCGGCTAACTGGCGTGATGATGGCACCATTGATGCAGAACTAAACAGAGGCAACTTTATGATTTCCGCAAGGTATGCAAATTATGGCGAGACAAAGGTTAAAGATGCTCAAAATAAATATGGTGGGCTTTTAATAGGTACGGCGGCGATGGCGGCGGTAGGTGATGAAGATTATGATAGAGCTGGCGGCATTGTACAAAAGTATGGCCATCTTATGAGAGCAAGCGAAAGATTAAAAATTGATCAGGTGATAAATGCTAGAAAAAAGGGCAACCAGCAACTACAAACTTTTAGTACTTTATATGAAAAATATGATGGTGACTTTGAAAAAGCTGCTGCTGATTACAGACAGAACAATAGCAACGTTAATATTAACAAGGGATTGGATTGGTTTAAAGGCATAGAAGGGCAACAGCGTGGAGAAAATCAATGTGCAAATACTGTTAGTGAATATATTGACGTAGCAGGAGGCGATGGAAGAATAAAAAGCAGCTTGGCAGATGGGATGTATAGAAATGCTGAACAGCTTGGATATGCGTTTAAAGATCGTAGTCAGTTAAGGGATGGCGACATAGTGTTCTTTCAGGTTGATGGCAGCAGCTATACTGCAAGTGATGATCCTAATGACGTAGAAAACGGTCTTAAAACAGGCAAGGCCTATATGGGAATTACTCATACCGGTGTATACGATGCAAAAACAGGAATGGTTATTCAGAGCGGAACAAGTGGTGTAGGCAAGATGGCGTTAGATGGAAAGTCGTGGAAAGCTGTAGCTTATGCTCATATCGGCGGCAGAGGGATGGATGAAACAGACATGAATCAAAACCTGCAGGAATTGCAGACGTATTTTTCTACACAAAATACCAGAAAGCGGATGGCTAAGGATAAAGCCTTTGATAATTTTTCTTCAGAAGCAGTCAGAATGTTTGAAAGCGGTATGACGATAGAGGAAGCTTTGAAGCGGGCTGATGTGTTCGGAGGAACTGATTTGCAGATGCGTTCGATGGCGCGCAAGGCTGTAGGTACAGCTTATTCGTGGGCGAATAACGTAGATGTTTTGGGCAAGCGTGCAAGCTCTGGTGTTAGTACAGGCAAAGGGTTAGCTATGGGACAAAAGCAAAAGCTTACAGAGCTTCTTGAAGGCGGTTACTTCAATGACAAAGAAGAATTTGATGACTTCGTTCGGAGCTATGGACCAAATAAATCTGAATATGATTCATTGATGACGACATACGATAATTTCCGTAAAGGAACTGGCGCATATAAATATAATTGGGATGAGATAGAAAGCATTGTAAAAGCAAGTACTAGCCTAAAAGGAGAATACGCTCAAATGCAGTGGGTTGGCGCAAAGGACGCCGGGAAAGAGTTTATTCAAAATTATATGGCCAAAAACGGCGTAACTCCTTCAGATGGCGAGGTTATTCAAGCCTGCATTGACAGCCTGACGAAGCGGACGGTTGCTCTGTATAGGCAGCCGGGGTGGTTGTGGGGTACTAATGAATATGCAGTAGAAGCTAGTGACGCTGACTTAGCTCGCGCCGGAATCAAATCTAATGGCATAACTCCGATGGGAGGAGACCTCTATAAGGTAGAAATGGTGGACGGACGTATCTTCAGCATGAGCGGCGAGGACTTAAAGAATCGAATTAATAACGGATAATGGGAGGCGAAACGCATGGATGAATCTAGATTAAATTTTCTTAAAGAGCAGATGGAGTCTCCATATGCTACAGTGCGCGAAAGCACATGGAAGTTTCACAGTGATCCGCAGCCTGACTACGGCATAGTTGATGAAAGTCTTGCAAAGGACAGGGCACAGGACTGGAGCGCTATTGACGCAGCTAATGGCATTGAGCCAATAAGCACAAGCGATAACAGCTTTGTGGACATGGTAAAAAATACCAATGCTTATAAAAAGTACTTTTACAGCAAAGATGATGTACTGCTGGAAGCAAAGAAAATCAGCGCAGCTACAAATATTCCCGAAAACGCTATTCTGGCCAACGCCGATAATTTGGCCAACGCACGCAATGTCTACAACTATCAGCAGAAGGCAATGGACCCGCAGGAGGTGTTCAAGGCCTACCCTGAGCTGAGTGAGCTGGCCAAGCTGAGTGATACTGACGCTGCTATTGCTCTGCATAACTTGAAGAACGTGCGCCAGACGCAGGGCATTATTGAAGCAGCTAAGACCGGCTGGGAGCTTGATAACCTGATGAGTGAGCGCGGCCGTATGGGCTACGCTGCTATGAACGGCAAAGAGCTGACGGATGCTGACATTGCACGTTTGGGAGAAATTGAAAAAGCACAGAAAAATTCCAAGGAACTGCCAGGACTTTTTGAGGACCCGATGAGTGCTATTGTCGGCGGCACAGTGCAGAGCGGCAAGATGATGCTGCGTAATGCTCTTAATGGCCAGAAGATGGGCGTATACGGCGCTGGCTTCGGCGCGCTTCTCGGCGGTATTGCCGGTGGCGGTGCAACGCTGGGTGCCGGTACTGCTGCAGGCGCGGCAGCAGGTGCCAAGATTGGTTATAGCGTCGGCAGCCGTATCGGTATGGCGCAGGATATGTATGATGAAATCGCCGGCAACAACTACCTTGATTACAGAGGTTATAAGGATAAGCATGGCAGGCAGCTGCTGACAGACAACCAGGCGCGCAGCTATGCTGCTGTAGCGGCAGCGCTGGAAACAGGTATAGAATTCAGCAACGCAGATAAAATCCTGAACGTTATCAAAGGCGGTGCAGGTGCGCAGAGCATCAAAGAAATTATCAGCAGTGCCAAGGACAGCGCGGAGCTGCAGAGCCTGCTTGCCGCATATCTGCGTGACAGTGCCAAGAACATCGGAACAGTGGCCATCTCCGAGAGCGCGGAAGAAGGCGTGCAGGAGATGAGCAACAGAATTATTTCTGATATTGCTGCAGCAAACAATCCGGGCGGTGATATCCCTGCATATACGGCAAAGGACGTTATCGTTGGCGGCTTGGAAGCAAGCTGGCAGGCATTGCCTGCGTCTATAGGCTTTGGCGCTGGCGCACATGGAGCAAGCACGGTATCTTTTATGCGTCGTGCATCCGCGGCGCTGCAACTGAAAAGTGAAGAGCAGAAGGCTAACCTGCGTGATGCTAACGGTATATCTATGCTGAGAAGTCTTGCCGAGGATATCAAAAATAATGCTTTGTTTAAAAAAGCTCCGGAAGTATATAACGAGGTACTGAATAATCAGCTCAAAGGCACGGAGCTGGAAACTATTAACATAGATACAGAGTATGTACTTAATCAGCAGGGCGGCTATGAGCTTTTGAAATCTGCAGCAAAGGCAGCAGGCATAGGTGAACAGTATCTTAAAGATATCATCGATACTAAGGCAGACTTGAAAATCAGTACAGCTGATTATGTATCTAAGCTGCTGCCGACTGAAATCGGTGAGCATTTGGAGGACTACATCACATTTAGCGATATCAGCGAATGCCTGGCACGCAACAGAGAATATGCCGGCAGGATGCGCCGCGAGATGGACCGCATATTGGCATATGAGAACCGCCAGCGTGAAGATGCTTTGAATACCTACCTTGATAATAACTTCCATACTCCGGAAACCAGAGAGATAGCAGAGGCAGTATTGCGCCGCTTCCCGGATAATCCTAAGGAAGGCGTAAAGGAAATCAGAAAATCACTGCAGGCCAAGATTGACGAGCCGCTTAATCAGATTATCGAAGAGCTGGAAAAGGGTATGGGCAACGGCGTAGCTGTAGTAGAAATCCCGGAATATGATAATCAGATGCGTGGCCGTGGCATCAAGGTAAGCAATAACGACCCATGGTATCAACGCTACTATAAAGAGAATAAGCATAAGCCCTCTAAGATGGAGCTGCGTGAGCTGGCGCGTGAGATTTGGACCGGTCACAACGAGTATGGACTCTTTGGCTGGGAAAACCGCACGCCGGAAGATAACCAATGGTATGAGAATAACAAGGCAGCTATGGAAGCAACGGAAGAAGCTATCCGCAGATTGGATGCATTGACTCCTGCTCTGGAAGAAATAGATCCGGGCGAACTCTCTATTACTGAAGGCCTGAGCGAAGAAGGCTTTGAGGTATACCGTAAGCTGCGTGGTAAGCTGGAAGGCGCTGAAAGCAAAGAAGTGCGGCAGGCAGCACAGATGAGTGCTATCCTTGCCGCACGAATGGCAGACCGCATGGCTGAGCTGCATAGACAGGTTGGCCATACTAAATATACTGCGCTTGATTATGCGCGTGGTATTGGGCTTATCAGAAGTGAAAGCGAAGCTGCGGAACAGAAGTTTAATCAGGCCATTACCAATCCTAACATTAATCTTGACACTAAAGTGCCGTTCATTGAAATTGAAAATGTATTTAAAGGGCAGAAATGGTGGGAAGCACGAGATAAATTTCCTAAAGAAATTATTAACGAGCTCATTACAGCTGTCAGCCAGGATATACATGAACCGATTATAAACGAAAGTACTGGTTTTAAAGTAGTAGTATCTAAAAAAGGCAGCGTAGAGCATGCTTTGTCATCGGAAACAAGTACCACAAAAAGGGGAGCTGCTGAAGCAAAAGGGAGAGGTGAAAATTATAATAATCCACGTCACGATATAGACCATTATAATTTAGTGCCAGCACTGAAAAAAATTATAAAAAAATCCGTATTTGTCGAAGAACATCCTGACAAACACGGTAAAGCGCTAAGTGTATATAGGCTGTATTGTCCAATAAAGATTGGCGATAGAAAAATTATAGCAAAATTAACACTGAAAAAGGTGAAAACATTTTATCGTTTACTGGATGGAACTTTTTCTGATATCTTGGCATATGATACATCTATTGTAAAAAAAATAGAAGATGCAGGCCCGCGTCCTCAAAAGGTGGCCGACGAATCGGTTTCTCATGAGGGTAGCTACCTAACATCTTCTAATATTAGTATACGAGATATGCTTACCGATGTCAACGATAACGAAGAAAAGCCTTTTATCAACGAAGATGGTACAGGGAATTTTAGTATCATTGATAAAAATGGAACACATGATTTTAGGGGAATAAGTGGCACCCAGTATACGGATACCTTTAACCAAAAAGCATGGCATGGCACACCCTACAACTTTGAACGCTTTGACATTGGTAAGATTGGCGCTGGCGTTGGGGACCAGGTACACGGCTGGGGCTTGTATTTTGCTAAGGACAGAAGAATATCAGAAGCATATAAGGAGGTATTGAGCGCTGATACTGGTGTGGTAATTGTCGATGGAGTGACGTATAAAATTGATGAAGAAGGCGATTGGGTTACTGGTTCAGGAAAGAAAATAACTAACAACAATCCTTTGACTTTTATTCTGGATACCTTTGATGCTATAGAAGATAGCAAGAGCAAGGAGAATGCAATAAAAAGTTTAAAGAGCAGAATTGCTGGTACTAAAAGGACGGCTAATACGGAAAAGTATATTGCCGAATTAGAAGAAGCAATAAACATTCTTGAAAAAGCGGATGTTAAGTATGAAAATACTTCACGCCTGCTGAAAGTGGAAGTTCCAGAAAACGATGTATTGCTAGACGAACAAAAGACATTCATAAATCAAAACAAAAATGTACAAGCGCTTTTGAAAAATACTATCGAATCTTTGAATGAAGAGCAGTCAATGAAGTTCTGGGAAGAGTTGCTGAATTTCAAATTAAGAGCTTTTGATAATGCTGATAAGGTTCAGTTTAAGATTGATGCCTTCAATAAATTAGCAGATGGTATTGGTAAGCTTATAGAGATCCAGCCTAATACATTTGGCTATAGAACGCTTACAAGAAGCTTGGAAAGATACGGATATAGCAAAGAAAAAATTGAAAAGCTAAAGTCAGATGGCAAATATCGTAATCAGGAACAAGAGAAGCTCAGAAGCCAGGCTGCTGCTTTAGAAGAAGAATTAGAGCGTGCCAAAGCAGAAGATGCTGCTGCAAAAGAGAAGGTTATCAACCAGGCAAAAGCTGATGTTACCGGTACGCTAGGGGGCATGTTTTCCGGCAACAAGATTTACGATGCTCTGGCAAAGGCTGTAGGGGAAGAAGATTATAATTGGCGTGGCGCGTCTGAGCTGCTTAATGAGCACGGAATTAAAGGCATAGCTTACGAAGGTATGAAAGATGGCCGCTGCTTCGTCGTCTTCGATGATAAGAGCATTGATATCATAGAGCGCTACAACCAAGCAGCTGGCGAACGTGCTATGACGGCCAACATGGAGAAGCTGAAGGAAGCAAAAGAAATGCTGGCCAAAGATGCGGATATGGAAACCATCTACAAAAAGACCGGCTGGCATCGTGGCGCTGATGGTAAATGGCGTTTTGAGATACCGGATAATTTGGATGAGATAGATGCTGCTAAATTTCCGGAAGAAGGATATGCTATACCGTTAGGAGAGATATATAATAATCCTAAACTGTATGAAGCTTATCCGTGGCTAGCTGACGTCATGGTTCAGTCTGAAGCTATGGAAGAGCAGACCTTGGGAGTAGCTGCTGGTGAAGGCTACATTGGAATAAACAGCAATCTGCTAGGAGACGGCATCAAGCAGGAGATAACCATAAACGGCATAAAGTATAAACGCATAGTAAGCAAGGATGGGGCTAAGGCCGGTAAGTTCTTTTCTCATGGTGATGAGTTCGTAGAGTATGCGCTTAATCATGGTATTAAAAACAATACGTTTGACAAACAGGCCGCAGTGAATAGTTTGAAGGAGCTGATACAAGAAAAAGAATCTGTTATAGAAAAACTTAAAAGCAAAAATAACAATGGGCAGTTTAATAAAGGCATACTAGACAGACAAAAAGAATTGAGCAAGATAAGAGAAGCAGCAGAGTTTGTCGGCAGGGCGGATATTAGTTTTAATGAAATCAAAAAGGCTGACAGAGATGTAGCAGCAGCTCACAAGAATTTAGCTGAAACTCTCATCCATGAAATCCAGCATATCATCCAGAATGCAGAAGGCTTTGCTGGCGGCGGCAGCCCGGCCAGAGTCAATGAACAGATGAAGCGCCAGATGCAGAAGTACGATGAAGAAATAGAGCGCCTGCATCCTAAAGGTAAAGAATATGTTACGGCTATGCTCGAATATGACATAGCTGACTTTGAACATGACACCGGTGAATTTTCCGATGAGGCTTTTGCTGATATCAAAAATAAGGTTAAAGAGCTGGAAGACCAGATACCTGAAGAAAAAGTAAAGCGCCTGCAGGAAATCAAGGAGCTGCAGACAGATTTGGAGTGGCAAGCTGAAGATGAAAGCTCTGGCGATTATGAAAAATACTTCCGCTTGCATGGAGAGCAGGAAGCCAGAGTAGCATCAATGAAAGCACGGCTCTATACCATGGGTGCAAGCCAGGAAAGAATTGATAACGAAGTGCTGAACGCTATAGATAATCCTATCATTGTATTTGGCGGCAGAAGCTACAGCATGGACTCTGATCAGCGCGGCTTATGGCAGCTCAAAGGCCAGACTGCCTTTAAAACTACCGGCGAGAAGATTATTTCTCTGTTCAAGGCTGCAGACCAGTCAACCTTTATGCATGAGATGGCTCATATCTATCTGCATGATATGCTGGCGCTGGCAGAATTGCCGAATGCGCCGAAGCAGCTGCTGGATGATGTGGCCACAATTAACCAGTGGGCAACGTGGAATGATACACAATTTGTCAAAGAGTACAAAGGCACTGCTATGGAGAGTGAGTTTAAAAAGCTCAACGAGCAGATGAAAACTGCAGTTGCCCAAGGCTCTGTTGAAATCGAAGGCAAGTCAATGGCCTTGGAACAGATGCAACGGCTCTGGATACAGGAACGCTTTGCCCGCGGCTTTGAAAACTATCTGAAGAGCGGTGAAGCGCCTACAGAAGCAACGCGCAGTATCTTCCGACGCTTCAAGCAGTGGCTGACTAAAATTTACCGTGCATTCAGCCAGATTGGCGGTGCTCCGTCCAAAGAGGTTAAAGCAGTTATGGACCGCATGATTGCCAGTGAAGATGAAATCGACATTGCTATGAGAAAAAAAGGCGTGGATGATTTTGCCGAAAGCGGTGGTATGGACTATCTGGAGGGAAGCGCGAAGGACGTATATCGCCGTATGGTAGAGCGTGCCAAGGCTGATGCTGAGGAAAAGGTGCTCAAGATAGCACTGAAGGATGTCAAGGAAGATTACCGGCAGCAGGAAAAGGAACTGTTTGAGCGTGAAGAAGCAGAATACCGTGAGAAGCTGGCCGCAGAACCGGTATTTATTATCCAGGAGCATATCAAGAATAACCCTAATATGAGCACGTCTGTTATCTGTGAAACACTGGGCATGAACGTGGAGGATTACGTCAAGCAGCTTAAAGAGTATGGCGGCAACTTGGATGCTGCAGTAGAAGCTCATATGAAAGAGTTTAAGGAGGGGATAGATAACAGCGGCATAGATGCTCAGTATTTCCGTGAACGTGCGGAAGAAGTCGTGCAGGAGAGCAAATACCGTAAGCTGGCCACGGCGATGGAGCTGGAAGCTTTTGAGCGTATTGCCAAAAAGCAGCGTAACATGACTACAAGAATAGAGGCCGAAGGCAAGAATGATACTGCAGAAAAAGGTGTCATTAAGACGGTAGACAAGATGACCAGACAGAGCAAGCAGATAGAAGAGCTTACTGCAGAAACAAAGGGATTGAAGCAGGATAAGCGTGAGCTGCTTGCTAACGTACGTGGCCTGCGTGATGCAGCGCTTCGTCATTACAAGGAATACGTGCAATTCGTTGAGATGAAGCTGGAGGTTATGCCTATTGAGGATGCCAACAATTACCAGATGTGGCGCAGAAAATCAGCGCAGGCGCAATATAACTCTGAGCAATCGCTTGTCAAAGGCAACTGGGATAAGGCTGTCAAATACAAACAGGCCCAGCTGATCTATGACATGTTTGCTGACAGAGCTGTCCGCAATGCCAAGCAGATAAAGAAGCTTGAAGATGGCCTGAAGCGCAAGCAGCAGACTATCAGTAAAGCAAAGAATATATCTGCAGATGAACGCTATGCATATAATCACCTTATGTATGTCTTTGGCTTTTCCGATGCAGACGCACCGGTACCGCCGCATTATGAGGGCATCATGGAAGTGCTGATGAAAGCAGATGCTACAAGGGAAGAAGGCGGCCTGATGCTGGAGTCTCCGTTCTTCGGACCGGATGGGCAGACCAATCTGCCAGAATGGTTCCTGCAGGCGGCGATGAACAGCAATAAACGCAAAGCAGGGCATAAGGATTTAAGCAATATGCAGGTTGATTTGGTGGCACAGGTTATGCATATCATCTATAAACGAGGCATGGATAATATGAAGCTGGCCACGATTAAAACCAAGGACGGCAGAACCCTGACTGTTGACGAAGCAGTTGCTGAGATTGAAGGGCAGACACGCCAGCGCATGATAGAACGCGCCAACACTGACCCGACCGGTGCCAACAAAAACAGATGGCAGGATGATGCTGCAAACTTTATAGACCAGGCGGACAGGCTACTGATCAAGCCGGAGGTAGAGCTGAAGAAGATGGGTGATGTGGCGCTGCGCTATATCTATGACCCGCTGAAGGAAGCTGCAGATAAAGAGCTGAAGATGGCCGTGAATATGCAGAACAAATTAAAAGGATTGTTTGATGCTTATTCCCCCAAGGAACTGGCAGAGATGCGTAACAAACGCCGCTATAAATTTGGCTCATCAGTTATTACCAAGGAGCAGGCCATTATGATTGCGCTCAACTGGGGCACTGAAACGAACCAGCAGCGTGTTCTGGACGGCTATCACGTCAACGTAGCGCAGGTTAAAAATGTGCTGCAGTATCTGGATGAGCGCGACTGGAATCTCGTCAACAGTATCTGGAAGCTTTACGATATACATTGGGACCAGATAAGAGAGATTGAAGCACGCATGACCGGTGCCGTGCTGCAGAAGCAGGAAGCCAAAGGCTTTGTTGTTGTCGGGCAGGACAGAAAAATTTATACCTTAGATGGTGGCTACTTCCCTATTAAATATGACCTGCGGGATTTGCGTACGCAGGAGCAGGCTGATGCTGCACAGCAATCGGCAATGAGCAATATTGCAATGTCTATGGGCAAGGGCTTCCTGAAAGAACGTACTCAGCATAAGGTTGAGCGCAGGCTGGACCTAAGATTTGAAGTTATCAGCGGCAGCATTACTGACGTTATTCATCTGGTGGCATTCCGTGAACCGGTACGCGACGTGCGCCGTATCGTACTCAACGAGAATTTTAAAAACCTTGTCTACAATTACCTTGGCCAGAACGCTTATAAGAATCTGAAAAAGTGGACCAGCGATTGTTGGGCGGAAGAACCGATACCGAGGGTACCCTACGAAAAGGTCTTGGCTAAGCTGCGTAATGCTCAGACAATGGGAACAATGGGCTTTAGGGTAACAACGGCGCTGCTGAATATCGCCAACGCTCCGAGCGTAGCTCATTATATGGGAGCTGCTGAGCTGCTGCACTCGCTCAAAAAATTTTACAGTGCCCCGCGTCAGTATACGGATTTCGTTTTCCAACGTTCTGTATTTATGGCGGAACGTGCGGAAACCATGGATGCCAGCATCCATGATGCGCTGAAAGCACCGAATATTTTGGATGGTGTTCCCGGCATAGGCAAGACTGGCGAGACCATAAAAAACAATGCTTTCAAGCTGATAACCTGGACAGATCTGATGCTGGCATTGCCGCTTTGGCAGCACGAGTACGAAAAGACCTACAATGCAGAGATGGATGCCGGACGTTCGCCGCAGCAGGCGAGGGAAGCAGGCGTAAATGCCGGTGATGCTGCGGTGCGCTGGTGCTTCGGCAGTGGCCGTACGGTAGATAAAGCACCTGTCCAGCGATATGGAGGAGAATTGATGAAGCAGTTTACCGTTTATTACAGCTATAACTCTACAGTCTATAATGCCCTCAATTATAAATTATGGGAAGCGAAGGTAGGCTACAAGAAGGCCGTAGCGGCAAGCGCAAAAAATAAAAGCATGGCTCTGATGAAAGCTGTAGCTCATGCCGGCGATGCGCTGCTGATGTGGGTACTGTTGCCGGCGGTTATCTCGGCGCTGCTGCGTGCTGGCGCAAGCGGTGACGATGATGACTGGAAGATTGAAAAGCTTATCAAGAGCATGGGGCAGGAATCTCTTACAGGCATTGTCGGTGGTATACCGGTGCTGCGTGATGCTGTACCTTACTTTATGGCCAAGGTATTTGATGAGCATCAATTTGCTCCAAAATTTCCTATCCAAAATACCATTGAGCAGACAAACAGAGTTATCCAAAGCGCTGTCAGTGACAAGAAAACTATCAGCGATACGCTCCGGGAGATGGGCAAACTGACAAGTCAGGTTACCGGCGCTCCCAGCACGTTGATAGATAGCTTTACAACAACGCTGCAGTATCTGGAAAGCGGCTTCGATGAAAGCGTTGCGGATTATCTGCGCGCCTTGATCTTTGATAAAAAGCTGAAGAAAAATCAAAAATAGTCATTTTGTACTTTACAAAACGGCCTGAAAGCCGTGGTAAAATATTATTGTCAATAAGTATGTAAAAAGCCCTGGATGATGCCGGGGCTTTTGCTTTATGGAAAGGAGCAGAAGATGACAGTACAGAAAGACGTTACTAAAAACATCTATGTTGGTAACGGCTCAACAAGGACATTTCCGTTTACCTTTGAGTGTCCTGCAGAGCATCCGGAATATATTAAGGTATATCTGATGCAGGACGATGGAACGGCACTGGCCACAAGCGATTATCAGCTGGACATGGATGCAAGGCAGATAACATATCCTAGCAGCGGAACAGCGCTGCCGGAAGGCAAGAAACTGGTTATCATGCGCGAGCTGCCGCTGCAGCAGATGATGAACCTTGTAAACAACGGGCCGTACTTTGCGGAAGACGTTGAGACAGCGTTTGATGAAAACGTAATGGCTATGCAGCAGATAGCTGAAAAGCTTAACCGCAGTATTATCATGAGTGTGGATATAGATGGTGATGCTTTTGTCAATGAAGTGCCGTTCGAGGCCGGCAAATCTTTCCGCATAGCCGACGATGGCAAGAGTATTGTACTGACGGAGGACCCCGCAAGAGTGCTGCCATTAGCACAAGAGGCCTATGCGCAGACTCAAGCACAAGCGCAGAGTGCCGCTGCAAGCGCAGCTGCGGCAGCAAAGAGTGAAGATAGTGCCTTCGAATCTGCTGGCGTAGCAGGTAACAGCGCACAGTACGCGAGCTTATCTGCTGCAAGCGCTGCTGAAAATGCGGAGCTGACAAGTGGTTATAAGCAGGAGGCATTAACCGCCAAGGCTGACGCTACGGCATCTGCAACCAACGCAAAGGCAAGCGAAGCCAATGCCAAAATTAGCGAAAACAACGCAGAAGCCAGCAAGGAAGCGGCACAGTCTGCTGCTACTACTGCTAGTAACTTTGCTACTGATGCACGAAATAGCGCAGGTGAAGCAAAGACCTATAAGGATAACGCTAAAACCTACATGGATAATGCTAAGAACTATAGTGAGAATGTCAATGTGTTTACGCCTAGTGTGTCTACTAGTGGTGTCTTATCATGGACTAATAAGGCAGGACTTGCGAACCCTCCCTCTGTGAATATTAAGGGTGAGAAAGGCGACCAAGGTTTGCAGGGCGTACAAGGTGTACAGGGTGTCAAAGGTGATACAGGTGCAAAGGGTGACCGGGGTGCAACAGGTGCTGCTGCTACTATCAGAATCGGTACAGTGACAACAGGTGCTTCGGGTAGTGAGGCTGTTGTTACTAATGTTGGTACTGCTAATGACGCTGTGTTTAACTTTACGTTGCCAAGGGGCGAAAAGGGTGCTGATGGTGGTATTGATGTTGATACCGCGCTGTCTGACACTAGCACTAACCCTGTGCAGAATAAGGTTATCAAGAGTGCCTTGGATGAATATGTTAAACAAGGTACGCCTACTAACTTAATCAGTAATAGGAATGAAGTTAACTTTATTACTAAAGAGGCTGCTAATTATAATAATGGTGAGGGTTTCATCTACCTTAATTGGCGATTCTCTGATAATACTATGACAAATGAAAACTACATTCAAAAATACTTCTTCTTGAATGGTGCTGGCAAGAGCGGTTTGGCTTCGGTTGTAGCAAAAGAGTTCATCGGCAACGCTACATCCGCAACTAAAGCTACCCAAGACGGCGATGGAAATGTAATCTCCACAACCTACGCAAAAAGCTCTGTTGCTAACACATGGGAAGAGCAACAAGACTTTAAGGAAGTGAAATTGGGATATGAAAAATACCTTTCTCGTAAGATAAGCAATACAGGTGGTAAACCCTCAGTGTCCCTAATGCAATATGAGGCAACAGGGGCATTTACGCTCGACCTCAGTAGACTTTCGACTGGATTACAAATTAATGAATCCACTGTCTTTACGGCGTACATTACATCCTCTGCTGACTACCCTCTGACCATCACCAACGCTGGAACTATTAAATACATAGGTTCAGCGTCTGACGTAGCTATTACAAGTGCAGGTCTGTTGTTAAACATTTTGATGGTGAAAGATGCTAGTGCCACTGTAACAAGTATCGTACAAGCATCTAAGTTAGAAGGTGGTGCATAATGGGACTTAATAGAATGATGATGAAAAATGGTGCAGTAAAGGTTGAAGATGGTAGCAAGACGTGGAGTTATAAGGAATTAAATAATACAACAATAGCTTTTACTATTCCACCAGGGGTTAAAAGAATTAAAGTGGCAGCTACTGTGGATGAAGCTAATGTTGATTTAGATTACGACTATAACGATGCTTCTATAAAAAATAAAGCGAATAATAAAACATGGGGCGAAGGGGTGTCGGAAGTTGCAGACCACGAAATCATAACCCATCAAGATATTGATTCCATTGTAGGTGTAACCCCAAATAAAACCTATACATTGCTTTTTAATTGTTGGCTTACAGGCGGTGTGACTTTTTCATGGGGCAAAGCAATCAATGCTATGACACCTACTGTTGAAGATTATTAAGCAAAGGAGGAACAAAATGCAGACAAAATATAAATACAAAGACAAAACATATACTCACACCTATCCTCTTTCCGAAGCCTTAGGCAAAGAAGGTATCTTTATCCCCCTGTCTATCTCCGAAGATGCACTTAAAGACTTAGGCGTTGAAGTAACACACGAGGATGAACCGATTGAGAGTGTAAAAAATCGCAAAATCGAAACTTTAAAGATGCAACGTGATAAAGCGGAAGTTGAGCCTATTACCTATCAAGGCTACTCTTTTGACTACGATGAGAAAGCAAGAGATAGAATCAATGCGGCTATCATTGCCCTATCATTACAGGGCGAGGCAGCTACAATTGCATGGACTACTGCTGATAATCAAGATACAATGGTAAAAGCTAATGACCTGCGAATGATTATCGCTGCCATTGCAATGCGCTCAAATAAACTGCACACTGCATATCGTGTAGCAAAAGAAAAAGTAGAAATGGCAACTACGGCGGCAGAAGTAGAAGTTGTGACAATGGAAGTATGATAAACGGCAGAGCTGCCGAAATTGGAGTGATGAACTGCTATGAAATACAAAAAGGCAAAAATATATTCGGCGAAGCGGAACCACCGTCCGGAATGTATGCCGATGAAAAGGTGGCATACATTTATGAAACTTAGACGTATGATGTTCTGGAAACATCACCGTTCATATATTGGTTTAATACACAAGGATTTAAACTGGCCATGCTACTGGAAAGAAATAGAGGTGTTTTATGGTTGAATCGACCGTGCAGACAGTAATTAACATTATAGTAGGTGCAATTATATCTTATCTTTTTGCGCTGTACCGCCAGAAAAGAAAAGAGAATGATGCCTTAAAGGCAGGCCTGCAAGCTTTGCTCCGGGACAGAATTATCCAGGCTTACAACCATTACTGCGACGATAAGAAGTGGATTCCCATTTACGCTTTAGAAAGCATCAACGCATGCTTTAGAAGCTATGAAGCTCTCGGAGAAAATGGCGTTATTAACGGCTTAATGGAACAGCTTAACGGTTTGCCGAACTACGAGCCGCACGAGAAAGGATAAAAAATGAAAAAGTTATTGAATATGTTAAAGAAAGACGAGAATACGCTTAGTATCGGCAGATTGTGTGCCGTGCTGGCGTTTATCTTGTTCAGTGTAATTTCTCTTTACCTTGCGTTTTTCGTTAAGACGTGGGGCAATTACGAAGCTTTTGCTATGGCTTGTGTATCTTTTATGCTTGCGCAGCTTGGCAACAAGTATGTAGAGACTAAAGCAATGAAAGTGAAGAATGACGAGTAAATTTTGAATAATGCCACTTGACTTTTTTACAAAAATGCACTTGACTAATTTGCGCTAAAAACGCTGAAAGCTAGATGCAGCAAGGGTTTTAAGGTGTAATGATGTTGTTGCAAAAAGTCAAGTGACACATATTTAACACACATTTTAGAAGATAAGCAACAACTTAACAAAACAACTAAAATGTGAAATTAAGAAGTGAAATTAAAGGAGTGATAGCTATGGACTGGAATAAAAGTCTTGCAAAGGAAATTGCGAAAGGATTAATTAACACTGGCATTGAAGGTGACTATGACAGCGTGGCAAAAAGCACTGCATACGCTTATCCGTCAATTGGTGTGAGTCAATGGGAAGGCAATAGAGCTGATGAGCTTTTAAGAGCTATTCCCGGCGGTGAGGAATTTATCGGCAGAACCTATATTGATATTAAGGCAAGCGGCGAACTGCCGATGCTTAAAGAGCTGTTGAGAAGCGACGCAGGGCAACAGGCGCAATTAGCTCAGCTGTCCCGCGACTGCCTGCAATACGTCGAGGTGCTTCAGCAGGTGCCGACGCTTGATGATACACGTTGCATTATCTATGCCGGTATGTGGTGCCCAACTAGCACTTATGTCGTAAAGCGTTTCTTGGAGAATCGTTTTGAACGCGTTAACCTGCGCAGCCTGGAAGCACTCTATAAACTGTTTAAGAATTATTACTGGATAGCTGCCGACGTTGGCGAGATGTATAGAGTTGGTTATGCCAACAGAGCAGAAGCAACATATCAGTATGTTGCTGGTATTGATTTGACAACGCCATACGGCATCCCTGCCTATGGTGAAGCTGGCAATGGAAGATAGGAGGAATTATCATGCTTGGACTTAAAGATACTATTGAATTGATGAATAGCAACGATTTTAAAGAACGTTTTGTTGCAGAATATGTACAGACGAAAATCCGTTACGATGCATTGCATAAAATGCTTGTTAAATATAAGGCTGGAACTTTATCGTTTACTCCGCAATGTAGCTATGAGTTGTTCACGGAACAGGCAGGATATATGGGCCAATATTTGCACTGCCTTGAAGTGCGTGCTGAAATCGAAGGCGTAAAATTGCCTGACAGTGAGCTTGTTTTTAGCAAGGTGGGTAAAAATGAGTAAGGGGGGTGACATTATGGAAGAGTTAAAAGCTTTTGTTGCTGACAAGAGATTTTTAGTAGGCCTCATTATAGGCTTTACTCTTGGCGCGTTGCATCATTATTTTGGACTGTAAGATGGGGTTATAATGACAGATGAAACAAGACGGAAAATTGACAAGGCTGTTAAAATCAGCCTTGTTATTGCTGGCATTCTGCTTATCTGCAATGACGTGTACCATCGATACGGCGGAAGCAGCAGAGCCGACGTGCATCAAGATACAACTAGAGCAGTGGAGAGAATTCAAGCAGAACACCAATCTGCTGCAAGCGAAATTAAGTCTGCTGGAATTAGCATTAACGACGCAGAAGGGCACGTCGAAAGAGCTGCTGATGCAGTTGGTAGAAGCGAAGAAGCAGCTCGGATTAACGCAGCAGGCGTTGACGAACTCCAAACGCTCGTTAGCGAGTGCCGAGGAATCGTTAAAAATCAGCGAGAGCTTATACGAGAAATTGAAGCTGCAAATGGAATTGGAACGCCAGAAGGCAAAGAGGATTAAGCGACAGCGTAATTTGTATGCCGGGTGCGTAATCTTTGCGGTTGTCTATGCAGCTGCAAAATAAAACACGGATGGTGGAATGATGGAAGAAAAGGAACTAGTCCCCGCCGGCCTAGTAACAATGCTGCTGACCGGTTATCTTAGAACAATTTATATTATGGCAGCAGGCTGGGTGTTGACCACAGTTGCGTTGCTTGGTTACATACTTCTAAGTAGGTGATAACAACATGAATGAGATGCTACGAAAGACGCGCGAATGGCTGAACTGTTCAACGCGACGTTCTTTCAGTGCGGTTATCCATGAAGCAAAAATTACGCCGCGTCAGATGCAAGTTTGTGAGCTGAAATTTGTAAAAGGTTTGACCAATTACCAGATAGCAGCAGAGCTGAATGTATCTGACAAGACAATAGAAAAGGAATTAAACCGTGCTTATAAAAGCATTACAAATGTTTTAAAATCCCTCTAATCAGCCGCCCTGTTTTGGGGCGGCTTTTTACTTGCCGAAAATAGGGAAAGCATAGGGAATATCAAGGGAACATTTTTTCTCCGCTGCCTTATAATAAAATCATAAGGAGTGAGCGGCTATGAATATCATGGAACAAAAAACTACAAGCATCAACGTGCAGCAGCCACAACAATTCTTGGCACAGCTCGAAGGGCAGAACATCTACCAGCTTAACGGCTTTGGCTTTGGCAATAGTAACCGCGTGCAGGTTGGCGTGACGCTGCAAGCGTATAACGAACTGAAACAGATGTGTCAGCAGTATTACGATAAGCTTGTGGAAGTTGGCGTTATCCAGAAAGAGAAAACGCCTGCTGAGATACAGGCAGAACAAACGCAGATGATAGCAAGTATGCTTGATGTGGTGAAAGGTTTAAAGGCAGAAGTGGAGGCATTAAAGAATGAATGCAGGGACGATAGCACAATTTCTGAAACTGTCGCCGGAGAAGACGGCAGCACTTGAAAAGGCGTGGGGAGTGGCGAGTGCGGCGGCGCAGGGTGTAAGCAGCAAAGAAGACGCAATGCGCGTACTGGCAGAGCAGAACGTCGGCGCAGACGTACTCGATAAGGCGGCAGGTTATTTGAATAATCCAATCGCCAGCATAGCGGCTCAAGCTATGGGAATCAATCTTGATAAGATGAAAGAGGATCTGAACAGCTTGCGTGGGGCAAGTAATCAGCAGATGCTTACACCGTCGCAGAGCGGCGGCACGGATGCGCAGATGGACGCACTCCGAAAAGGTTTACAGCAGCTCAAATAAAGCTGACGTAATAAATCTAGGAAAGGAGAAAAAAGTACCATGAATGAGAACATGACTATTTCCAATTTCAGCGGTTGGGGCATTGTGATTTTCTTTATTATTATCATTGCGGCGTTCGCTTGGTTTGTCCGTGGTGACCGCGACCGCTACCCAGTTTATGGTTGCAACACTGTATCTAACTGTCAGGTAGAACGTCAAGGCTTGGTTACAGCAGCAGAGACGAACTACCGCATTATCGACGAATCGCGCAATACTCGCGACGCACTGAGCGCACAGATGAGGGCACAGTGGGATGCACAACAGGGCGAGAAAATCTTTGATTTGAAAATTAACGCACTGGCTATGCAGAACGAATCTAATCTGAAGCTCATGCAGAAGGATGCTACCATTGAGCGCATGACTCTTGCAGCTAACCTGGATGCTAAGCTGAACGCTCTTGCAGCAGCTATCGGCAATATCAATTGCCAGATGCTGAAGAAGCCGGAGGTTACTGGCGTCGGTGTATGCTGCCCGCCGCAGGCTATCTTGAACGGCCTTGGCGTGCAAAGTCTTGCTCAGCTGCAGGGCTGCCAGACTGCTATGTAATTCCGTCCTAACGGCGGCACAGGGGACGGAGTAATCTGTCCCCTTTCTCTTATACGTGCGGAGGTATAGCGATATGAAACGAGACGAATCTAATCTTGTTAGTTTGCTTATTGGTATAGGCATAGGCTGGCTAGGCTTTACCGCAGATGGTCAGCAAGTAGTACGGAACGTACTGCACACGGTAAAAACGAAGTATCAAGTCGTTGGCGCTAACGAAAAGAAAGAAGGGAACGAAGATGTTAAAGAATCCGAATAACTGTCATTATAAATCTAGCCTTGATGTGGCTGCTACTAATCAAGCAATTTTAGCTGATGGCCTTATCAGTTTTGATATTATCAATACTAATACTGGCGTGAGCATTAACTATTCCACCGGCAAGATTGTAACCTTAAAGCAACCTGGACTGTATCACGTTGACCTGCAAGCCACGGTTGAGCCGACGGCGGCAGGACTGGTTACAATGAACCTGCTGAAGGGTGGCACTGTTATTCCTGGCAAGAATCCCACCGCAGCAGCGACGGCGGCAGGCAGCGCCGTAAGCTTGACGACTGCGGCCGATATTTATATCCCGTGCTGCGGCGTTCCCGCTACAATCAGTGCGCAGATTGATGTAGCAGGTACTGTGGTTAGCGCAACTATGGTAGTTACAAAGATGGCGTGAGGTGAACTATCATGCACAAGAGGTTTAAACATTACTTGGAAGAGGCGCAGGGCAGCGACGTTAAAGAGCAGGAGCTGACGGATATTGTCTGCGACGCACTGGACGAACTGCGGATGCACTGCCCACGGCTTTACTGGGACACCATGTATAAGATGCACTGCGCTGTATACGGTCCACACTTTGACGAGTGCTTGGCAAAAAAGGCTGTTGCAAAGATGAAGAATGTGGACGGCACGCACGGCGAGTACTGGACATATGAACAGACTAGTCAACTTGCAGAGCAACAGGGAATCAAACATAAAGCTGATTGGTATTACGTTATGAATATGTTGCACTCCGACTACTCCGAAATTTACGGTAATGACATTAATATGTATATCCGTGTAGCAAAAGCTTACATGAACGATCCAGACGCGTCGGAAGGCAAAGTGCTTGACATGTGGTTAGCGCAGATAGTATAATAAAAAAAAGACTGACACGATAATGTGGCAGCCTTTTGTAAAATAAGCGCTATATGAACGATTAGTATTTATGCAGCTTTAGTATCTATTGATATACTAAATTTATATGCGCTCGGCTGTGTCCGAGTCGCCGCTTCCGGTACGCAACCACAATTCATTAGCATTGAAAGCATTGCAAATGT